CAAGTGGATGTTCATCATATCTTATGTTAGGTGTTTTAGGTTTATATACGAATACATAGATGTTTCCAGTTTCGGGAATATCTCCTTCTGTCAATGCTCCCAAGACTTCTTGCATGATATCATCAGCAGATTCTATACCTACTAATTCATTTACTAATGGTGCGATACGACTCATTTGATTCCTAGTTCTATTTCAGTCATGACTTTAAATTCCCATAAACGATCCTCACAGAACTCTGTTGCTGCTCTCCACTTTGCTTGATTCTTTGCGTATTCATATACTTCTCTCAAATAACTTTTTGTTTGTCTTTTGGGTTTCTTTGGTTTTGTTGTCTGTTTAAGTGGTTTGACTTCAATCAAATATCTTTTTATCTTACCTGTACTCTCTTGAACCTTGATGTAGAAGTCAGGAAAGTATCTATGAACCTTATTATCAACAGGAGAACGATATGGTAATGCGATCTCTTCACTTCCCCACTCAAGTATTCTCTCATTTTTATCACAATAAACCATGAATTTTCTTTCCCAAAGAGACCTATAAATGATGTTTGTAGGATCACCTTTATACTTTTTAGGGTATGATGGATAATATTTTCCTTTATATGACATAAATAGAAATAACAATCATACTTATTTAGAGTGGCAGAAACAACAATAAGACCATATAATATGTCAGTTGCTAAGAATCTTATTGGTCCTTTAGCACAAACCAATCATTTTCTTGTGACTTTTTCGGCATTGACACCATCAGTTGAAGCATATTTAAATGATTATAATGGCATTTCTGATGTCAGACCATTTTTATCAAGGACAGCAGGAATACTTTGCAATGCTGCATCTCTTCCAACAACTGCTTATGCAACAGCAGATATAAGAGATAATTTTATGGGTGTACCTCAACAGTTTGCACATACAAGAATTTACACTGATATAGATTTTCAGTTTTATATTGATGAGGATTATACATTATTGAAAATATTTGAAGGATGGATGGAATATATTTCGAGTGGAGCAAATGATTTTACCACACAAGAAGATCGTGCATTCTACAGAAGAATGAAATATCCCGATTCATATAAATGCAATACAATGTATATTAATAAGTTTGAAAAAAATTATAAGAGAACATTAAGATATAGATTTGTTAATGTATTTCCAAAAAGTATGTCATCCGTTCCAGTTTCTTATGGCACAGCAGACATATTAAAAGTATCAGTTTCCTTCAATTATGACCGCTATATAGTAAACGGTTAGAAAACCCGTATAAATAATTTTACTGAGTTGATAGTACATTATGCCTTTACCAAAAGTTAATACACCGACTTATGAGTTGGTGTTGCCCTCTAACAATAAAAAAATTAAATACAGACCTTTTTTAGTTAGAGAAGAAAAGATTCTAATTATGGCATTGGAATCTGAAGATATGAAACAGATCACTAATTCTGTTGTTGAAATACTAAATGCATGCATCCTTACAAAGGGTATTAAAATTAGTACTTTGTCAACATTTGATATTGAATACTTATTCTTAAATGTAAGAGCAAAATCTGTTGGTGAGAGTGTTGAAGTGAATGTTACTTGCCCTGATGATAATAAAACATCTGTTCAGGTTGCAATTGATCTTGATACTATTAAAGTTAGAAAAGACAAAAAACATAAAAATATAATTAAATTAGATGATATTCTATCATTGAAAATGAAATATCCATCAATGGATCAATTTATTGAAAATAATTTTGAAAGTAGTGGAGAATCAAGTGATATTAAAACAACTCTTAGTATGATTACATCATGTATTGATATGATTTATAATGATGAAGAAAGTTGGAATGGATCTGAATCTACAAAGAAAGAACTTGAAGAGTTTATTGAACAATTAAATTCAAAACAATTCAAGTTGATTGAAGATTTCTTTACTACAATGCCCAAGTTAACACATTCGGTTAAAGTAAAGAATCCACAAACAGAAGTGGAATCAGAAGTTGTATTGGAGGGATTAGCTGCTTTTTTCAGCTAAGTATGGCTCATACGAATCTAGAGTCATACTATAAAATTAACTTTGCTCTGATTCAGCATCATAAATACTCATTAACTGAGATTGAAAATATGATTCCTTGGGAAAAGGATATCTATGTATCATTACTTCAAGAATATATTGAAGAAGAAAATCTAAAGGCACAACAACGTGGAACCTGATACAGTAAACACACCTAAGATTAATAGAAATACTTTCTCATTTGGAAGTGGTTCTCTACTTAAAAGAGTAACCAATAATGAGAGAAAAATTACTGTACTTAAAAATATAATAAAATCACAGAATATTAATATTGGAGAAAAAATTACACCAACAATTAGTACTGTTCAAGAGTCTTTAATGGCTACTAATGAAGTATTAGTTGATATTGCAGGACAATTGGAACAAGATTTTCAATCAAGAATTTCAGAAAAACAATTATTGTTAAAGCAAAGTAGGTCGGAAAAATTAGGAACTAGAAGACAAAATTTTGAAGAAAGGATAGAAGCAAAAAGAACTCAGAAGGTAGTTGGAACAGTAGCCAGTAAAACAGTAAAACCTTTAGGTGGTATTTTTGGTGCTATAAAAGACTTCTTATTAATATTAGGTGGAGGAATGTTGATTAATGCTTTAATAAATCTTGAAAAATTGAATCCTGGTGTAATTATGGAAAATATTGGCAAAGTTTATGGTACTATAGAAAAACATATGAGTTATATTATTAAACTTGGAACTGGATTTATAGATTTAAAAATGGCTAAAACAATAGCAAAAATTGTTGCAGTTGGTGCTGGTTTTATGGCTATTCTATCAAGTCCATTACTTTTTGCTGGTATTGGTGTTATAGCTGCAGCAGCACTGCAGGGTGTTGGTAAAGGAGAGAAAGAAGTTCTTGAAGAATTGGAAAATATGGGAGGATTTACGCAAGAGAATAGAGATAAATTAATCGATAAATTAAAAGATCAGAAAAGTAATTTAAATCCTCTTCAAATAATACAAGGGGTTGGTGCTGAGATTGATGAAAGAATTAAATTTTTAGAAACTGGTCAATATGGATATGGTTTTGGAGGACCTAAAACATTTGATTTTACAAGCATAGAAAAGATGAAATCTCTTAATAATTTTGAGAAACTATTACTTTCTATAGATGATGATAGTTTAATTGAAAATATTAAATTGCCTCCCGTTGATAGCACAACGAAGAAGAAAACTAGAGTTTTAGAACCTAATGGTGATGGTGCAACTAGCGTTGCAGCAATACCTTCAGGTAATATTAACAATCATTACATGACAGAAACTCCATCTTTCCTTGGATTTGGAGATTTAGTATATACATAATATGGAAAAGGAAGCAGAACAGTTAAAATTAAATGCTCTTAATATAAAAAGTATATTAACGAGTGGAAGTAAAAAACTTAACAAAATAAAATTTAAAAAAACAAATCTTGATAGAACTACTATTGCAAGAAAAAATAGGAGAATGAAAGAAAAAGTTTTAGAATCTGCAAAAGAAACAAGAAAAAATGTTGGAGCAGGTGTTAAAAATCTAGCAAGTAAAGTTGCTGCATCAAAACCAGGAGAGTTTCTTCAATTCTTTTTACTAGGTGTTGTAGTTAATAATATAGAAAATATAGTAAAATTTTTTAAAGGAGATATATTTAAAAATATTACAGATAAATTTAAAAATATAGGAAAAATTTTTACTACTGCATTTGATAGTGTAGTAGGATTTTTTAATCCCAAATCTCCAGAATTAAAAATACCTGATGGTTTTAATGATGAAAATACTAAAAAACTAGAAGAAGTCAACAATGAACTTGAATTGTCAAAATCACAAATTAATAATTTAAATGGTTTTGCTAAATCTCTAAACGATAAGTATGATAGTTTTATGAGTAAAATAAAAAATAATAAATCAAATTCAAAGGGAACTAAAGCAAAAAATACTGATAAGATTCCTTATGTAAATCCTAATCCAAGTAATAATAAAAGAGGTGTTGGAACAACAAATACTGGTAAAAATCCTTATATAAATCCTAAACCAAGTAATAATAAAAGAGGTATTGGAGCAACAAATAAAAATAATGAATATTTTCAACCATTAAATAAAGAGGTAACAGATCTTAGTGTGAAAAAGAAAATAAAACAAAAAATTGTGTATGTTACACAAGAAGTTATTGTAGGTGAAATATAAATGTCAGCAGCAGGACCATCCAATTACACCTTTTTACAGATTAGTAAACCTAGTCGAGGAACTTCTGTTCGATTAGAAGGTAAAATATTAGGATTCAATTATTATGAGAGTGTATATTCTCCTATGGTCACAGCTAGCATGTTACAAACTGATGTAGGTGGAAGTGTTGCAGATGCTAGAACTGGTTTGAGAGGGACTCTTAAAGATGCTTTACCAATTGAAGGTTTTGAGGAAGTTGCATTTAATATTACAACAAGATATGGTGAATTAAATTTTACAAAAAATCCAATGATTGTTACTGGAAGTCCAATGACTTCTGATTCACCTCAAAAACAATCTGTCTTAATTCCTATGGTTTCTAAGTATGAAATTGATAGTAGTAAAAAACCACTTGAAAAAGTTTATCAAGAGGCACCAATAAGTGATATTGTAGGTAAAATTTTAGATGGACTTAAAATTCCAAAAAGTAAAAGAAATATAGAAAAAACAAGTAATATTGATAAAGTAAGTGGTAATCATGAACCACCTCTTGATGTTATTCTTGCATTATGTAAAAAATCAATACCAGAGAATGGAAAAGATCCTGGTTATTTTTTCTTTGAAACACAAGATGGATTTCAATTTAGGTCAATTGATGGTTTAATTAATAATGGTATTGCTAGATTTGAAAATAGTAATTATGAAGATACTCACACTTATAATTATTTTGGAGCATTAGATGCCAATCTTGATAATGATAATAATAATTTTAAGGTATTGTTACCACCAACTGTCAAAAGAGATCAAGATCAATTAAATTCTTTAAAACATGGTTTGTATAATGTTAGAGTACAAACAATGAATGTATTGACAGGTGAGAATAAAGAAGAAATAATTAATCTTTTAAGTAATTCAAATCTAGGAGATAAACAAAAAAGTCCAGTGAATTCTAAAAACTTTTCTAAATCTTATAGTTACATAATAAATCCTGGTGCTGATGAAAAAGGTGTTAGTGAAGAAGTTTTAAATAGTCCATCCGAATATGAACCAAAAGCTAACATGAGATATGGGTTGTTACATTCTCAGTTAGTTGATATTCAGGTTCCTTGTAACGTTCAACTGAGAGCTGGAGATGTTATTAAATTAAAATTAGAAAATATCACTCAAGATGAAAAATTATTATCAATTTATAATCAACATCGAAGTGGATATTATTTAATTTTACACTTGTGTCATCATTTTGACCCATCTGCTTCATATACATCATTAACTCTTGCCCGTGATACATACGGATTATATACTAGTAAAAAATGATCGAAAATACATCTAAAACCCCCTTCATAAAATCCAGTAGTCAAGATCAGTATGGTAAAAAAGCATTACAATCTTGGTCAGGAAAAGTTGTATCATATGAAGCACAAAAAGATCAAATTGATAATGGGTGGGGATGGAGATATAAAGTTAGAATACTAGGTGATCATTCAAATGTGGATAATGTTGGGGATGATGAATTAAGTTATGCTTATGCTTTACTTCCAACCACTGCTGGTTCAGGTGGTGCATATAAATTAAGATCGGCAAGAATAAGTCAAGGAGACATGGTATATGGAGTTCGTGGTGGTGGAGGTCCTACACTTATATTAGGTGTATTCCCAAGAACAAGACAAACAACAATCAGTGATGCACCCTTTGGTACTAAATCGGGATTTTATGGAACACTTGTAAAAAATGGAACTATAAGTGGAGAATTTAATGAGCAAATAGGACCTGCAACACCAGGTGGTGTCTCAGCAGCAAATAAATCAAATCGACCAGATCCAAGTGGTAATGTTCAAAAAATAGGAATTGATCCAAAAGAAGAAGGAGTTGTTTCTGATAGTTTGGAAAAAACAACTCCTAAAAAAAGAGTTATTGATCCTGAAGATTGGGTAGTTGGTATGCCTTTGAATACGGAAACATTAACAAAATTAGAAGAAGCAGCAAAAAAATTAGAAATAGATCCTTTTATTTTTGAAGCAGCAATAAGACAAGCAGTAGTTCAAAACCTAATAGATTCTGATACTGCTCTTGATAAACAAAAAGCAAATGAGATTACAAAACAAGAGTATAATTTGAAAGATGTTACTACAAATCAAGTAGGTGATTTTAGTCCTGAAGAAATAATTAGCACAACAGAACCACCAAACCCTGAAGACTATTATCAATTTGGTGAATAAATAACATTATGACTCAAGAAAAACTTTTAGTAGCATTTCCATCTACTTGCGGTAACGCATTTATAAATGAATTAAGCTCAACCTTAGATAATTTCTTTGGTAAGGTTAGTGGTGCAGTGGGTAGTGTCAATGATTTCGCTGATGAATTAAATTCAACTGTAGGTCTAGTTGGAGATCAAATGTTAGGTCTTACTGGTCAAATAGGTGGATTTTTGGAGGATAAATTAGTAGGATTTATTCAAACTGGATTATCAGCAGTACAAACGTTCTTTTTTAGCACAATTCCAAATCCTCTTGCAGCATTGGCACAGACAAAAGCTTTTAATGCTGCAGCACTTAAACCAGTTCAAAGACTGTTTAATACTTTTGAATGTCTTGGAGCATCAATAGCAAAGGCTTTAGTTTCTACTATAAAGGATTTGTTAGTTAATACTATAAAGAAAGGATTAATAAATCCAGTAGTTTGTGCAGTAGAAGATGTTATTGGTGCTTTGACTAATAAAGTAACTAACATGATCGATTCAATTATAGGTCCTGTACTTAATCCAATTAATAGTCTCTTCAGTTTAATTGGTAAAGGATTTGATATTAAGAATGGAATTGTTTCAGTATTGAATAATAATATATTTGCAAGAGCAGGTAATCTTTTAAAATGTATAGGAAATGGTGGAATACCAAAATGCCCAGAACAAAAGGTATATAGAAAGAATAATGGATCGGAAAAACCACAATCAGAAGAACAACAGAAAACAATTTTCAGTAAAGCGGTCGATAGAGGAACTAAAGGATTACAAAATTTCCAAGATGGAATGACAAAATTTGAAAAAGATGTTGGTGCCTTTGAATTATTTGGATCTAAAATTGGTGACAGTGATCCAGTTGAATGTAATACTGGTAATGTATTTGAATGTGGACCTGCAAGATTAGAAATTTATGGTGGAGATGGTGAAGGTGCAGCAGGTGATCTTATATTAGGAAACTTTATTGAAAAATTAGTACCTGAATTGATTGATCAAGATGCAGTCAGAGCAGAAACTGGTGGAATTATAAGTGATGTTGGTGTTCAGGAAGTTCAAATGGTTGCGAGTATTATAGGTGTAGATATTACATATCCAGGTGAAGGTTATACTACTGAACCACTTGTATCATTTGTAGATAATTGTGATCAAGGTTATGGTGCATATGGTAGAGCAGTTATAGATAAAGATCCAAATTCACCTACATTTGGTCAATTAACTGATATAATTATTATATCTCAAGGTGAAAATTATCCTGCTGGTGCAGGGGAAGACGTATTTGTTGACAAAATTATAATTGAAAATGGTGGATCTGGGTATAAATTAGATGACAAAATCCAAGACTTTGAGATTTGTGGTGTAGATGAAAATGGTTCAATTACAAAAGTGTGTACGAATGATAATGCATATCGTAACTTACCATCCGTTAAAGTTGATAGTATAAGTGGTAGTGGTGCAATACTGACACCTATAATGACACGCAAACGTAGACAGTCAGAAGTCATAACCGTAATTGATTGTGTTACTCCACGAGGAAATATAGTTGGATATGTAAATGGTAAAGAATACAATGGTTCTTTCCATGTAATGCCAAATGGAAATAAGATGACAGGTATTACTCATACTGATAATGATGCTATCATATACAATACTCCACAAGAAAGTTTGAGATCAGGTGCTGCACCTGCATCAAATATTGGGTCTACAAAAGTAAATCTACGATCCATAAAACAATTAGTAATTGAAAGTGAGTCAACAGAAACTACAACATCACAACCAACTGAAAATGTTGATCTATACAGTGATCCGATAGATGAGGCAACCGATTCTGGTGGAGATTCAACACCACCACCAAGTTCACCACCAAGCAGTGGATCATCAGGTGGAGGATATGGATACTAATGGCAAGCAATGAAAGTAGAGTACTAGATGTATTCGGACCTAATTTTCTTATAGAAACAAATGGTGCTGTTGGAGTAGCAGGTCAATTAAAATATCAATTATATTCTGTGACTGATGGTGGTATTAAATATCAACAAGCATTATATGGTAATGGATTATCAACAATAGATGCTGACGGGACATTAGAAATCATGGCAGGTGCTAAAAATAAACCTGGTCGTGTTAGTTTCATTGCTGCTGCACTTCAAGGAGATGCTGCTATTAATGCAGAAAAAGGTTGGGTAAGAATTAAGGGTCAAAATATTGTTATAGATGCTACCAATCAATTAGTATTACAAGCAAATAAAATTCAGATTGGACATGTTCAACCAGGCAAAACTCAAGACTTTCAAGTTACATCAACGAGAGTTGATTTAGGTAGACCAAAGAGGGGCAATATGTGTAAGATACTTAAAACCTGTGGTGCCAATTTATCTTTTGCTAAATCATTGAGTCCTCTTGGAGGTTTATCTGTTGGTGGGGTAATTGGAGGTGCGGTTGGAGGACCTGTTGGTGGAGTAATTGGAGGTATATTATAATGACAATAATTCCTGATAGTAGTATATTCAATCAAAATCAAACGGGTGATTCTGGATTTGAGAATGTTTATATCTACGGAAAACTAAATTATGATTTTAACAATGATGAT